GCCGAAGCCCAGGGGCGCATCGAGAAGCTGCGCGACGAGACCCTCTCGAAGCAGCTGCGGATGGAGCGCGAGCTCACGAAGTACCGCGCCGATGCATCACTGGCCGGTGTGGATGCCGAACAACGTGCGCGAGACGAAGCAGCCATTCGCGAGAAGTACGCCGACAAGGGCGGCAGCAAGTCCGACCGCGGCCTGGGGCGGGCACTGCTGGCCGAGCAGCTGCAGGACATCCGTGCCGGCGAGCAGGAGCGGCAGACCATCTACCGCCAGTCTGAGGCCATCATCGAGGCCCAGCGGCAAGCTGGCCTGCTGAGCGAGGCCGACTACTACGACGCCCGCCGCGCCTTCGCGCGCCTGGATGCGGATTCGCGCATCGGTGCGCTTCAGGAAGAGATCGAGACCATGCAGCGCTTCCGTGGCACCGCCACGGAGGAGGCGCGCGTGCGCCGCGACATCAGCGTGGCCGAGCAGAAGATCAACCAGGCACGGGCCGAGTCGGCCGGCAAGGACCTGATCCTTCGGACCCAGCAGACGGCCGCCATTGAAGCCCAGGCGCGCGCCATGTTCGAACTGGAGGCGGCCGCCGATGCCGAGCTGGCAGCCCTACAGCGGCGACTCGGGATCCAGGTGCGCCAGACCGGCACCGGGAACCGGCGAGCCGGTGAAGAGGCCGAGCTCGAGCAAGTGTCGGCCGACTTCACCCGCCGCCAGCTTCAGCTTGAGTCGGAGTACCGCAATGGCCGCCTGCGGGGGCGCGAGGACCAGTACCGCAAAGAGCTGACCCTGCTGATCACCGAAGAGGGCCGCCAACTGCAGGTGATCGAGGAGTTCCAGCGCAAGAAGCGCGAGGCCGATGCGAACTACCGCAACGGGCTCAGCAGCGGGATCGAGAACGTGATCGACGACACCTTCCAGACCGCCAACCGCACGGCGCGCCTGACCGAAGACGCATTCAAGGGTCTGGGTGACGCGCTGACGGAGGTCTTCACCAAGGGTAAGACCAGCTGGTCAAGCCTGGAGCAGACGATCCTGCAGGGCATCACCAGGATCATCGTCGAGCAGCAGCTGATCCGCCCGATCGCGCAATTCCTGCAGGGCGGCTCTGGCGGCTTCCTCGACTTCGCCGGCAGCATCTTGGGCAACCTGCTGGGCGGCGCCACTGGCGGCAGCGGCATGCCGGACGGTGTGCCGACCCGCGGCGGTCGCGCGATGGGTGGTCCGGTGCAAGCAGGCGGCCTGTACCCGGTCAACGAGCTGGCGCGGCACGGCCCTGGCGAGATCCTGACCAGCGGCGGCCGCCAGTACCTGATGGCGCGCCAGGACGGCTATGTGCAGCCCATGACGCCGGCCAGCAGCGGCATGCAGGTGGTCAACAACTTCCACATCACCGGCCCGGTCGACCGTCGCACGCAGCAGCAGATCGCCACGGCGGCTGGCCGCGGGGCGCAACAGGCCATGGCCAGGAACGGGTGATCGCATGGCATTCCTTGAACAGCGACTGAGCCAGCGCATCGAGCGCGGCGCCAGCGGCGGCCCGGTCAACCGTGGCCGGCAGATGGTGCGCACCGCTGGCGGCCGACTGCGCCAGGTCTTCACTTGGCCCGAGCCGCTGCACACCTACACCGTGTCGCACGGCATCCTGGGGCAGGCGCAGCTGGAGGAGCTGCGCGCCCTCTGGTACGTCGTGAACTTCACGCCCTACGAAGGCTTCCGCTTCCGCGACTGGAGCGACTTCCGGGCGACGCAGGCGAACAGCCGGTGCACGCTGATCACCGGCAGCACCTACCAGCTGCAGCGGGTCTACACCTTCGCTGGCCTGGAGTTCATCCGGCGCATCCAGAAGCCGGTGGCTGGCGCCATCGTGTACCGCACGCGCACTGGGGTGGTGACCGATGCTTCGGCCTCGATCGACACGGCCACCGGCATCGCCACGATCAGCGGCCACGTCTCTGGCGACACCTACAACTGGGCGGGCGAGTTCGACGTGCCGGTCACCTTCAGCGACGACGCCTGGGTTCAGCAACTGGAGACGATGACCGGCGACGGTGCGCTGGCAACCATGCCGACGATCAACCTGGAAGAGATCGTCCTGTGAGCAAGACGATCCCGATCGCGCTGGCGACGAACTTCGGCAGCGGAGCGCCGACGCCGGCCCACGCGCTGCGCGTCACGCGCCAGGACGGCCAGGTCTTCGGCTTCACCAGCGCGAGCAGGTCGGTCACGATCGGCGGCGTGCTGTACGACTCCGCGCAGGGCCTGGACGCCAGCGCCATCGTGGCGAGTGCCGGCCTGGACACCGATAACCTCGAGCTGACCACGCTCGACGATGGCAGCCTCTTCACGCATCCGGACGTCGTCGGTGGCGTCTGGCAGGGTGCGGCGTTCCTGATCTTCCGCTACTCGTGGGCCGACCCGGCAGCCGGCACGGAGCCGGTGATGGCCGGCACGTTCGGCAATGTGTCCCTGCGCCAGGGTTCGATCGTGGTGGAGCTGCGCGGCCTGCAGCAGTACCTGCAGCAGCCGGTCGGCAACGTCACCAGCAAGACATGCCGCGCCCGGTTCGCAGACTACCCGCGCCCGAACGGCAACAACCGCTGCGGGCTGAACGTGGCCGATCACACAGAGGCCGTCACGGTGGGCGCCGTGACCAGCCGGCGGCAGTTCGCCATCGTGCGCAGTGGTGGCGCTCCTGCCATTCCCGATGCCGCGCTGGATGAAGGCCTTGCCGTCTTCACTGGCGGCGACAACGACGGCATCACAGCCAAGATCCGCACCTACGCCGGCGCGGTGGTGGTGCTGGCCACCGACCTGCCGCATTTGCCGGTCACCGGCGACACCCTGAATGTCATCAACGGCTGTCGCAAGCGGCTGGACGAAGACTGCGCAGCCCGCTTCAGCAATGCCCGCCGATTCCAGGGTGAGCCGCACCGCCCGTCGATCGACAGCCTGACCGCATCTCCGGAGCCCGCCGCATGACGACGGGTGCCGATGTGGTTGCCGCCGCGCGGGCCGAGATGGGCACGGCGTGGATGCACCAGGCCAGACTGCCGGGCGTGGCCCTGGATTGCGCCGGCTTGGTGATCGTCACCGCCAAGCGGCTGGGGCTGGTCCCGCAGGCCTGGGATATCGCCGACTACGGCCGTCTGCCGGATGGCAGCCTTCTCGACCGGTGCGACGAACACATGCAGCGCATCGGCACGATGGAGCTGGGCGCCGTGCTTGTGGTGGCGATCACCGGGCAACCGCAGCACATGGGCATCGTCGGCGACTACCGCCATGGCGGATGGTCGTTGATCCATGCCGCCAGCAACGCCCGGCCAGGCCGGGTGATCGAGACGCGGCTGATGTTCCACCGCGCGCAGCAACTGCGGGCGGTCTACCGCCTGCCAGGGGTGTCCTGACCATGGCCCAACTCGTGATTGCAGCCGCCGGCGCCGCCATCGGCTCCCTGGCAGGACCCGGCGCGCTGCTCTGGGGGCTGTCTGGTGCCCAGCTCGGCTGGATGGCCGGAAGCATGCTCGGATCGGCACTGGCGCCGAAGAATCACCAGTCCGGTCCGCGCCTGGACGAGCTGCGCGTGACCGGCACCGAGTACGGCGGTGGCATCGCGTGGATCGCTGGCGCGCCCCGTGTGGCCGGCGACCTGATCTGGGCCAGCGACCGCCGCGAGATCGCCACGACCGAAGAGGTCGGCAAGGGCGGCGGCAGCGAGTACACGACCTACAGCTATGAGATCGATGCGATGTACCTGCTGGCCGACCAGCCCGGCGCCATCGTCACGCGGTGCTGGGACAACGGCAAGCTGATCTGGACGAACCTGGCCAGCGCCGACGACGGCAGCAGGCTGGCTTCGGAGCAGATCACCAGGTGGCGCCGGATCACGGTCTACGACGGCGCCGACACCCAGATGCCGGACCCGACCTATGAGGCGGCGGTCACGAACGCGCCGGCCTACACCCGACGCCTTTGCGTGTTCATCGAAGGCCTGCAGCTGGGCAATAGTGGGGCCCTGCCGAACCTCACTTGGGAAGTCGCATCGGTGGGCGACTCGAATCCCAATTTTGTGCGGCGCTATGAGGTCGCCAACACCGGCCGGCAGTTCGCCGACATCTACAGCACCGGCCTGGGCCGACCGGCGCTGCTTTCCATCGCGCCGACCGTTCGGGTCGCCACCTTGAGCGACATCGGAAACGAGGTCTACGTCTTCAACCTGGAGGGGCAGTCGGACGGCGCAAGCTCTCGCACGACAGCGGAAAACTATCCGTCTGGGTACTACTACCCCGGCACCTACGATGGATCGAGCGCCCCGGTCGGGAT